ACTATTATAAAGAAACCTATAAACCAGAATAACATGGCACAAAAGACGGCGGTGGAGTGGTTGCATTTGAAATTAAAGGAATGGGCTAATTTACATAGCGGATTTGATACTTTAATTCAACAAGCCAAAGAAATGGAAAAGCAGCAGAAGAAAGCTGCTTGGGTAGATGGAATTAAAACTCAAAGAATTATAAAAAGCACAGAAGTAGATAAATACTTTGAACAATACTACACCCAAACCTACGGCAAATGAGATACAGTCAAAACAACGAACAGGATGTAATTGAACAGTACTTCAATGTGCCTGGTACATTCCTTGACATTGGTGCCAATGATGGACAAACTTTGTCCAATACCTACGCCCTGCAACTGAGTGGATGGGGTGGGGTACTTGTAGAACCCTCTGAAGATGCCTTCAATCGCATACCACCCAATGACAAGGTAAAAGCGTTCAATGTGGCTATCGGTACGGCTGATGGCACTTGTACTTTCCATGAAATGGGAACACATTTGAACAGGGGCGATGTATCGCTGCTATCTACGATAAAGAAGTCAGAGATGAAGCGTTGGAATGGCACGGAGTTTAAAGAACGAATGACAGAAGTATGGACTTATAAAACGTTAGTCAAGAACTCCCCCTACAAGGTATTTGATTTTATCAGCATTGATGCCGAGGGTATGGACTTTGAGATACTTGAACAGATTAACCTATCCGGTACACAAATGGTATGTATAGAACACAATGGCAATGCTGACCTATTTCAACTCATTAAAGAGTACTGCAATGGGTTCGGACTGCACAAGAAATTGTTAAACAATTTAGAGAATGTAATATGGGCGAGATAGAACAAACACCGGTGGAATGGTTTGCAGAGCGTTTAACATTAAACGGTTTAGCAGATTATTTGACAGTAGAAGAAGAATCTTTGTACAACAAATTGAAAGAACAAGCCAAAGAAATGGAAAAGCAGCAGCGAGAAAAGTTGGCTTTTGAATATTTTAAAGCAGGACAAGATTCAATGGAAGAAGGAGGTAAATCATTCGAACAATACTATACATAAATCTATGGCAAATAAAGTAATCACATCCCTTTCCTCCACAGGTAGGGAGAACTATAATGAAGCGATGTTAGGACTTATCCGTTCAATCAATCGCAATGCTCCCGACTATGACACACACCTTCGTAGTGTGGATGGCTATGTGGATGAATACCAGGGTAGAAAAATACTGCAAGGCAAATGGCCGAAATCAAGCAACTACGAATCATGGAGCCATCAAAATATGCCGTATCAGTTTAAGCCGGTAATGGTTGCGGAAGCGTATGAATTAGGTTACCGAAAGATTATTTGGTGCGATTCAACCATTCGAGTAATGAAGAACCCCGACCCCCTCTGGCAACTTGCAGCCGAACATGGCATTGTTGCGTGGAACAATGAGGGGCATCCGTTACACAAGTATATGCCCGACCATCAAATCGCATGGTTAGGGTTAAGAGATTATACACAGGTATTGCAGATGTATCAGATTATGGCTTGTTGTATTGTGTTTGACTTCGACCACCCTGCGACTAAACCGATCTTTGATAAGTGGATAGATGGTGCCTTTAATAACTGCTTTCACCATAACGAGAGTAAGAATCCACACTATGTCAGCAGCAGACATGATCAATCGCTATTATCAGCTATCATGAATCTCAATGGTGTAAAGGTGCAGCCGTATGGGGGGTTAGCATACCGTGAGTTTATGCCCGTTGAACCATTCTTCATTAATTGGGGGGTAAAAGATTAAATTTGTACTATGGAAAGTTTATACGATGTAAGTAAGAAACTTACAATTGATGAAATACTTCAAGTAAATCCATGCTTGAAAGATGTTATATCATTTGTAAAAAAAGAAAACCTTATAGCAAAGAAAAAAGTTATTTATTGGTATGAAGTATGGTCAAAAGCTAAACGAATGATGATGGATGAAATTGGCTGGATGTGTGATTATGATGAAATTGCAGATTCATATCACTGGCATCTTTTCCATGATTACTTAAAAGATTTATCAACCTATTGTAAATAATATGGGCTACACAGGAAAAACAATCGAACTAATCGACCTCATTATTGACAGAGTGCAAACGGTAGTAGATTTAGGCGCACAGAATGATTACCGCCATCCGACACTACCTGCACCATACGTTAAAGATACCTACTATGCCAACAAGCAATACACGGCCATTGACATATCCGGAGAGAACGGAAGTGAACCATACGATCTGTCCATGCTTCACGACTTCGGAGTACAGTATGACCTTTTGGTGGATGCAGGAACCTCCGAGCACGTTGGAACCAACGGTAAGCATGACATCAAAGCCATTTACAACTGTTGGAAAAACAAGCACAACCTCGTTAAAGTCGGGGGATTCATTGTCAGCGAAAACCCAAAGACAGGGAACTGGCCGGGGCATGGATTTAATTACTATACAACGGATTTTTATAAGTTACTCGCTGCCTTTGGTGAGTATTCTCTTATTGACTTGGGTGAACATCCGGCTATGGGTAATACAACCGATGGGTGGAATGTTTACTGTGTTATGCAGAAAACGAAAGAGGACTTTATAACCCTGGAGAAATTCAAGAAGTGTGGTATCGCAACAAGTTAAACAAATCAAAGCAACATCGGTATTCTATGCCAATGAAAAGGCATACAATGAGGGGTTCCCGATAATCTGCAATGAGGGGGGATCACGATCAAGCAAATCATTTTCCATCGTACAACTGCTTATTCAGATAGCATCAAATGAGCGTAATAAGAGGATAAGCATCGTATCGCACTCCCTCCCACACATCAAACGGGGCGCATACAGGGATTTCAAGACCATTATGGAGGATTGGAATATGTGGAAAGATGAAGATTTCAGTTTTACCGATTTTATCTACAAATTCCCTAATGGCAGCTATATCGAATTATTTGGACTTGAAGATGAACAAAAAGCACGGGGGCCGGGTAGAGATATTCTGTTTGTCAATGAAGCGAACCTTATCCGCAAGACACTATTCGACCAGTTGGCCATGCGAACAACGGGGACAATCTTTTTAGATTGGAACCCTGCTGATTTCGTGAGTTGGGTTTACGATGTTGCTGACAATCCGAACAATAAGCGGATAAAATCTACCTACCTAAACAACAAGGGCAATCTATCCCAAACACAGATAGACATCATTGAGGGGTATAGGAACCTGCCCGATGACTTTATGTGGAAAGTTTATGGATTAGGTGAAAGGGGTGCTGCGAAAGAGATTATCTACACAAAATGGCAGATAACAGATGTACTGCCGGAAGGTGGCGATTTGTTCTATGGTTTGGACTTTGGATATGTTCACCCACTTGCACTCGTTAAGGTAGTACACTATGAGGGTGCGAACTATGTGCAGGAACTAATCTACAAATCGGGTTTAACTCCATCTGAAATTATCCGGGAAGTAAAAGACCACATCAGCGACCGCAAACCTGTCTACTGCGATGCGGCCGAACCTAAAAGCATTGAGGAACTTTACCGGGGTGGTATCAACGCACAGGCGGCAAACAAAGAGGTATGGCCGGGAATATTGAAGGTTAAATCTTATCCGTTGTACGTTACATCCGGTAGCAAGAACATCATTCGGGAGTTGCAATCGTACAAGTGGAAGAAGGATAAGAATGACAATGTGATTGATGAACCGGTGAAAGAGAACGATGATGGGTTAGATGCGATGAGGTACGCCATCTTCACCCATCTACACAAGCCGGCTTTTCAGGTGGCAGTATGGTAGGCAATTAAATCGTAATTTTGCCAGTAACAAATAAAACATTATGGGTTTATTCGATTTCCTTAAGCGCAAGGCAGCACCCGTTAAATCACCTGTTCAAGTATCAATAGAAAGGGGATTGATAACTTGGGATGGGCAGAATCAAGCAGAAATAGTAAGGGATAGTTATATCGGCAATGACCTTGTATATGCCATTATTCAACTGATTACACAAAAGGCGAAAGTAGCACCATGGGGAGTGTATAAGGTGAAGGATAAGGCAAAGGCAAAGCAGTACCAGGCGAAATTACATTCACCTGTAACCATTGATTTGAAGGAGTTGAAGGAACTCAAAGAAGAAGCGTTTGAACTCTACGAAGGCGATGCCCGGCTGAATGAGTTACTCAAATATCCAAATAGTGAAGATTCATGGAGCGACCTCATTGAACAATGGGTAGGGTTTAAGAAGATCACGGGCAATTCCTTCATCTATGCAGAGATGATTGGCGAACCAAGTGTAAACAAGGGTAAGCCATTATCGCTTTATGTACTACCATCCCAATACATGGCCGTTAAGGTAGATATTGAGCAATTCCCACCAAAGAAGGTAGCATATCAGTTGTACTATGGGCAGTACATACCATTCAATACGATTGAGATCCTGCATGACAAATATTTCAATCCCGAATGGTCAGCAACCGGAGGGCAGTTGTATGGATTATCGCCTTTACGGGCGGCATCGAAGGTATTGACCAGGTCGAATAGTTCAAAGGAAGCATCTGTTGCCATGTTTGATAATATGGGGCCGTTAGGAGTACTTTATATGGATGATATGAGATTCGATCCGTTAAGTGGTGGTCAACAAGCACAGGCACTTAAAACACAATTATCAATGTCATCCGGTGCAGGCAAGTACGGAAGTGCAGCCATTAGTGCATATAAGGTTGGATGGCAGCAAATGGGCCTACCTGCAAAAGACCTGCAACTAATCGAATCAGAGAAATGGGATAAAGAAGCACTATGCAGCATCTATGGGGTACCACCCGTATTATTAGGTTCACAGGAGGCAGCCACATACAACAACATGAGGGAAGCGGAGAAATCACTGACATTACGGGCAGTTCTTCCCGAACTTATCGCCATTCGTGATAACCTTAACCGGAAGATGAAGACCGACTGGGGGTATAAGAATACCGACATATTCGTGGACTTCGATTTGACCGTTTATCAAGAACTTGAAGCGAACAGGGAAGCACAAGCACAATGGCTGAATACTTCATGGTGGTTGACCCCGGAGCAGAAACTTAAGGTAATGGGTATTGCACCCGACCCGAATGTGCCGCTTGAAGATTATCAAAAGTTGTATATTCCGCAAGGTTTGATGCCAATGGATGACTTCACTAATCTGCCCGATGTACCGCCAACTATACAATAAATACCGGAAGAAGTATAGGGTACTTATCAAGAAGGAACTTGATAAGCAAAGCAGAGCCATACTCAATGGTGAGCAACCCGACCAAAGCGGACTGAAACGTATTATAAGCCAACTGCATCAAAGCGCAGGAATGACAATGGCGAAATACAACTATGATAAGATTAGACGCAAAGCAGGTATCAAGGATAACTTGACACCTCAACAAAGATGGGCGATAGTGATTAAGTTATTTTTAGATCAGGGGTTGACTATGCTTACCGATGGCATCACTTCTACCACAAAGGAAACTATCCGCAAAGTATTGATTAAAGGAATGCAGGAGGGGTGGAGCATAACGCAAATGATGACTGAACTCGAAAAGTCAGGTATCAATGCGTACCGTGCCGAACTCATTGCCCGTACTGAAACAACAAGGGCCGCAAACCAGGGAGCGTTGTTAGGTGCAGTATCTACAGGACTGCAGACCGAAAAGGAATGGATAGCGATAACCGATGATAGAACAAGGCGCATACCCCGTGATAAGTTCGACCATTTGCACATGGATGGAAAGCGTGTGGCAGTAGATGAACCTTTCACCGTACCGGGCATGGGTAGTGTAGAACAGATGGAATATCCAGGCGATAGTCGGGCAAGTGCAGGGAATGTGTGTAATTGTCGCTGCACCGTTGGCTTTGAAGTAGTGAGGGATGAAAACGATATGCCAGTATCAATACAAGGCAACTTAAGAGGGCCTGCCGGCACCCTGTGGAGTTTATGGAATAATAGTTTATTTTTGCAATTACAAATGTTGATAAATGAAGCAATATAGCGTTAAGGATATAATGAATGGTGTCGAAGATGTTGACAAAGAAAGCCGTAAGGTGAAAGCCGTATGGGCAAGGATGAGCAATGT